GCTCTGGCTCTGGCTCTGGCTCTGGCTCTGGCAGAGCAACAGAATCTTCTTTAAACATCTCTGCATAGCCTTTTTTAATCAGCTCGCGACCATGCTGTTCATCGGTCTCGATGGTATTACCTTCAGGCACGACCGTGCCGCCGAAGTAATTCGGTTTAATCAGAAGCAGTTTCATATTTTACTCCCGGAAAAGCGGCCCGAAGGCCGCTACCATGACTAACCAGCTGCAGGGGCCGGAGCGGTGAATGAACCGTAAACGAACGCCTCAGGACGCTTGACGGCAAGCGCCAGACGCTCTTCACAGCGGATTGAGATCATGTTTTTCTCAAAGTCGTCGGCGTTTTCGGTGGAGATAACCACGTTGGCATCTTCGCGGTCGAAAATCTGCGCTCCGGCATTAAATGCGCCGGTTAGGAATTTACCCTGGAACGCAGCCGCTTCGGTCGCGACAACCGGCAGCCCCCATAGAGTAGGACCGGTCAGTGCTGCCGGGTTCGCCAGAATATAACGGCCCAGAGAATCCTTAGTCAGCTCGATCTTCGCCCAGTCAATGAAGTGCAGAACATGGCCTGACGCCGGGAAGCGCGCCAGCTGCGCCTGCAGCATAGCCAGTCGCAGATCATCAATACCGCTCTGGTTTGCAACGCTGAAAGCAGCCGCGTACGCAGATGCCTGTGGAACGATACCGTTCAGATGCGTGCCGGTGCCGTCGCCGAAGAGAATTTCCTGCTCTTCGACATACTTCAGTCCGTAACGGAGCTCGGCGTCAATTGTCGACTGCAGCTGCGGCATGTCGTCCAGAATCTGCTTAGCAGCTTTAAACAGGTGCGCGATAGTGCGGACCGGCGTGATTTTTTCCGCAAAGGCAATGTCGCTGTACGGCTTGGTGGTGTTCTCAGCGACAGTCGCCGCCTTATTTGTGAAGCCGGTCTGCTGTACCCAGTAAATGGTGTTGGATTCGGTGCGACCCGGTGCGATAAGGTCGCGGATGAACAGTCGCTGTTTCGGCTGCTGATCGATGCCCGGCAGGCGGTCAGGCGCAACAATCTGGCCTGGCACGTTTACGGACAGCAGGGCAGCCTTAACGGGGATGCTCAGGCGCTTGTTACCTTCGATGCTAGCTGAAAATGCCTTCAGCGCTTCAGAAGAAACAACCTGACCGCCCACGGTTTCGATAACGTTTTTCGCATTCGCCAGCGGCATCTGTGCAACGTGCTGCTCCAGGTCACCCAGCGCTGCCTTAAGCGTTTTTTCTGCTTCACGCATGGCGTTAAGCTCACTCGCCATTTTATCCACTGCCGCTTTGGTCTCGGCTGACAGCGAACCGGATTTTTTCGCCTCAGCCAGCGCTTCCTCAGCCTTCGCATTAAACTTGCCGCTGGCTTCGTTGATGCTGGCAGTAACCTGCTTCAGTACTTCATTTACTTCAGACATTGTTAATCCTTATTTGCCGAACGCGGCCAGCGCGTTTTTAAGTTGTGCAATATTTTCGGGGTTGATTTCGTCGGTAGCGCCCGGCATACCTTCAGAGGTGGCAGCAGCGCCTGGCTTGCTGCTGGTTAGTGCTTTGAGAAGTTTTCGACGTTCGGAACGTGGTGCATCCGTTTTAGCCAGCATCGCGTCCAGCTTACGTAATGCAGCGGCGGGGCTGTCGTCGTCGTCCGCAATTTCATCTGCAGAAAGCAGCCGATCCGCAAATCCTTTGTCAACGGCATCACTGCCGCCGATGTAGGTTTCAGCGTCCATCATTGCGTCGATAGTTGCGGTATCCAGCCCCGTGCGGGCGCCGTAGATATCGTTCATGGCTTTATCAAAAGGCACCATGTCATCCGCAATCTGCTGCAGGTCGTGACGGTTGCCCATCGCATACACCCAGCAGTTATGGATCATCAGAAAGGCACCGCGACCAATCTGGACCTCATCACCGGCCATCGCGATGATCGAAGCTGCAGAAGCAGCGAGGCCCAGCACCTTGACGGTGACTTTTCCCTCGTACTCGCGCAGCAGGTTATAAATTGCCAGGCCTTCAAACATATCGCCGCCGGGCGAATTTATATTCACGGTCACATCAGCACCGCCGATTGACCGGAGGGCGGCAGCGATGCGGCTGGCGGTGACGCCATCGCCGTACCAGTCAGCGCCAATGACGTCGAAGACGGAAATGCTGTTCTCTGCCTGCTTTGCGGCTTTAATACCGCCGTTCCAGCGCTCAATTGCGGAGGACGGCAGATCGCGATTTTCGCGCGCAAAAGGCCGCCCCTCCGGCGCTGCCGGAAGACTTTTCAATGTCATGGGGGATGCTCCTAAGCCGCTTGTCTAAGCGGTGACTGTTCTAAAGGAATGTCCGGGAAAACGGCATTGTGAACCTCGCGCAACATCGTAGCCCTTGCTTCGATGCTGTTTTTGCGCAAGTCCTCAAGCGGTGTCAGGTTTAGCTGCACCGTGTAAATATCGCCACCTTCAATCGGCGGCAGATTCTCCAGGCGGCGCACGTCATTACGTGACATCCAACCGTTCTGCAGCGCAGTGGTGTAGTAAGCGGAGCGTCCGGCACTGTCGGCACGCAGCAGGCCTTCAACGGAGAACTCTGCGAATAAATCTTCATCGCCATTAAGCAGGCAGCGTGAAATCTCCTGCTCGATGTTCACCAGCATCGGGCGCAGCGTATTCGTCAGAAAAAGCAGGTTCATACCTTCAACGCTCGATGCCCAGCTGCTCTGCTTATCAACGTGGCCCACCATAAACGGCGGCACGCGGAACCATCGGCAGATTTCCTCAATGCTGAACGACCTTGACTCCAGCATCTGAGCGTCTTCTGGATTAAGCGTGATGCCCTGATAGGACATGTCGCCCTCAAGCACCATAACCTTGCCCGCATTTTTTGAACCAACGAAGCGGTTAAGGTTCTCGCGGTTTTTCTGTCGCTGTTCTTTTGTCAGCAGATTCTTTGAAAGAAAGAAGCCTGACGTCTGAATACCGTTTTCAAAAATTTTCGCGGCTGACTCTTCGACCGCCATGGCTGCGCCAAACACGTCACGCCCGGTGCGCATCGGCATCATTCCGCATACGCCGTCCAGACCAAACCCCCGGATGTGCATCATGTTTTTAACCAGAATGATGCGCGGCACGCCCTTCTCTGTGTAGGTGTACTGCAGTTCCCCGCTGTCGAGCCGTTCAACCTTCATGCTTTGAGGAAGTAGCGGCACCAGAGAAACCAGCTTCTGGCCGATCATCTTTTTCTCAACGTAGGCATTACCACGCAGGCAGATGCTGGCAACCACCATCAGCATGAAGCGCGACGGCGTCATCTCGCTGTTGGGACGGCGGCACAGCAGCTGATAAGCAGGATGATTGATAGCCAGCTTGCGGGAGCCGTCAGCTGAGCGCTCGTATACTTTCATCGGCAGAGTTGAAACCGACTCACTTAGCAGGCGTACGCAGGCCCAGACCGAAGCCAGCGCCAGCGCTTTCTCTGCTGTTACGACCTTGCCGCTGCTGCTTGTGCCGTACCACTCCTGCCAGAACGCAGCGTCATTAAGCCCAATCGACTCACCTAGCCAGTTAACAATCGCGCTCTTGATGCGCCCCGGCCGTTTTTTTTCCTTCATCAGATACCTACCATGATCGGGTCATCAAAAAAGTCATCAGGATCGCCGCTATCCACCAGCACCGCATCCTCTGCTGCGCCGATTGCCATAGCCGAAGCCACCACGCCATCGATGCGGCCGGTACTTTTCTTTTTGGCAAATATGCGGTTGTCCTTCTGGTCAGCCTCAAGCACCGCAGAGGCGGCGTTCCAGCGCAGGCAGGGATTGGGCCGGATAACCAACACCCGGTTATTGAGATGCTCCTCAAACAATTCGATAGAGCGTGGCATCCAAAGCCCGGACTCCTGAGCCTTGTAAAAGCCCTGACCGTGAGGAACCAGGTCAACGCTCACAGACTCGCTCTCAAGCTCAGGCTCCAGATACTTGATGCGATATTGGTCAAACGCGATGCACTTAATATTGTATCTGGCCGCCAGCTCACCGATGCGAACCGCTACAAAACCGTAGTTGACCGCCTTACCCGGCGGCGCGTGAATAAAACCATTACGCAGCCAGGCGTCATAAGGGACGTGGTCAGTTTTGGCACGCTCCAGCAGAGAATCTTTAGGCGTCCAGAACTCAACTAAAAGCTTTTTAAACTTCGGAAAGTAAAGCGCCAGCGCCGTAAGGTCTCGGGAGCCGGACAGGTCAAGACCGCCATAACACTCTTCACCCGCCAAATCCTCGGGGTCAAATTCCTGTTCGCAATTCATCCATGTGTCGCTGTCTATCCACGGGTCGGACGCCTCCACCCACTGGCAGAAGTTAAGACGCCGCACGATGCTCTCTTTCGACGGCATGCCCCGAGCCTGCGTAACCTGCTCCCGCAGATATTTATCTGTGAAGGTCTGACCCAGTGACGGGTTGGCCTTACCCCAGCAGGACTCATCCTTGAAAGGGTCGTCGCCCTCATCGAGAGAACAGATGAAGCTGAAAAAACTATCATCCTCCAGGTCACCTGCTGCAACCTTGCGCCCGTACTCGTGATACTCGTAACAGACGCTGGTCTTATCGTGGCCGCTGTTGGTGATAAGGAACATCAGCGCCTGACGGCGGCCTTTTGTACCGGCACGCATCATCTCAACAACGGCGTTTGTCTTATGCTCATGTACTTCGTCAATCAGCGCGCCGTGCGGTCGCGGGCCTGACTGACCATCATCGGAGCTGATCGGCTTGAAGAAAGAGCCCGTCTGCAGGAACGCAAGGTTCCACACGTTCAGTCCGGTGCCGGATTTTGTGATGCGCTGCGCCAGCGCGGGCGACTGATCGACCATCGTTACCGCATCGCGGAACAGGATCATCGCCTGGTCTTTTTTCGTGGCCGCGGCGTAAACTTCGGCGCGTGGCTCTTTGTCCGCCATCAGCAGGTAAAGACCTACACCACCCGCCAGGGGCGATTTACCTGATCCCTTACCTGACTCGATGTAGCTCATGCGAAAGCGGCGTGTACCGTCTTCCGACTTCCAGCCGAACAATGAGCCAACTATGAAACATTGCCAGGGTAGCAGGATGAAAGGCTTTCCCTCATGCTCCCCGCCGTTGAGTTTCAGTACCTGAGCAAAGAAGTTAACAACGCGAATTACAGCTTCAACATCCCAGAATAGGCCTCGTGCTGGCCCTTCTTCCAAATCAAGCATGTGGCGGGCGCATGCCGCGCGGATGTCGGGTCCGGCAATAACCGCGCCGCTGGTAACGTCCATTGCATACTGCGTAGCCGGATCAACCGAAGAACTGGTTGAGCGGGTCTTCTTCTTTTTCTCCACCATCAGCATTTACCTTTGACCGGGCAGCCGGTGTCAGGCCGAACTCCACCAGATAACTTTTAAACCGGCGATCCACATCTGCCAGCATGGCGACAGCCGGGTTAGCTTTAATTAGAAAATCACCCATCTGGGTTTTAGTCGTATAGGTGCGCCCTTCGATATCAACTATCTGGCGCAATTGCAGAATTTCTGCATAAAGATCGCAGAGCCGTTCGAGCGCAAGTGTGTCCGCAACCGTGAGGACACCCATCCCGTCAAGAAGAACAGTGAGCTTTCCCCAGGCTGTTTTACCCCAGTCGGTCAGATGTGATGGAGGGCTTGGAATTTCACGGGCTGGCTTTGGCTCATTTTTATTGAGCGCGCGCTTGCCGGGATTTCCGGTAACAACTTTCAGATGGGTAGGTTTTGGTCGTCTTCCGGCCATGAAAACCTCCCAGAAAAAAACTTTTCATTTCGCGGTTGTGCATACAAAGGGGGGCGGGCGGTCAGGAGGTCGCTATCCCCTGAACTCTGAACCCGCCCCACTCAATGGTGATGATAATAGTTCTCATTTGCCTTTATGGCACACCTGACCCTGATGATAATTGATATTCATTCTCACTTGTGCCAATGAGATGACGGGTCGAGGGGCATGCCGTTTTCATCGCACCCAATGACATGTCCGCGCTTTTCCTCGCGCTGTTTGGTGGAGTCGTGGTGCTGTTTGCAGAGTGGCTGCCAGTTTGCCTTGTCCCAGAAGAGCTTTTGAGCTTTTGCTATCTCGTCCTGTTTGCCACCATTGATGGCTTCCTTCAGCCTGTGTGGCTTGATGTGGTCAACGACCGTTGCCGCCACTGCTCTGCCCTGCCTATGGCACATGACGCAGAGCGGGTGCGATTTCAGGAATGAAAGTCTGGCTTTGTCCCAGCGGCTGTTATATATGCGAGGCTCGGACATATTTACTCCAATAAAAAACCGCCCGTAGGCGGTCGCTATTTAATTTTTGCGATGCGGGGGCTCTTTAATTTTTACTGAGTCACCTGCATACGCGAGAACATCTGACCATGTGCTGTCGTTAACCGAGTTAGCGAGAAAACGAAGTTTCCCACCGAAGGATACCCAGTTTTCTTCAGGAGTTCCGCTCACCCACACAGCAAAATGTTCGTGTGCTCTCTCAAGCACCTCATCCACTTTTGATTTTATGGTGGCGAGGTCTTCACCCATTTGATGCTTGGCTGCAATCTGCTTTATCTCTTTAATGTAACCTTCAACCAAGCCTTGAGAATTATCCATTGAGCCTCCTTAAAGTGAGGAGATATATTATCACTTGTCTATCATTAAACCAGCTTCGCAACGCTTCACAGCGTGGATAACCGTTATCCCTTGTCGGAGGATTCGAAGCCTGGTAGGCCAATAAAAATTTTGCTGATGGGATTATATTTGAACCTTCTCAACTAATAGGAGTTTAAAATGTCTCCAACAGGACTTCAGATTGCAGCAACTGTTGTAGGGCTTTCCGGTACTTTGTTGATGTTTTTCAACAGCCACTCTCTGATGCCTTACGAGTCAGCGATGTTTGGTAGCGATGAGATAATTGAACATGATCGACTTGTTGAACAAAAGAACAAGAAGATGCTACTAATGCAAAGGATTGGCGTAGGGCTTCTAACGTTCAGCTTCATGCTGCAATTGGTGTCATACGCTCTTTAGTTCTTATCATTATCGGGCGCTCTTACAAATGCGCTCTTTCATGATCACTTCTGACACTGCTCAATTATGTACTGTTGCAATCCAGCTATTTGCTTTCCGGCTTTTTCGATTCGCTCTCTGAGAGTGAAATAATCCCGTTGAGCGGCGTCAGTAAGTCGGGGGCTGGCTGCATCATCCACGCTGGCGGTGCCGGTGGTGTTGACCGCTGGGCATTTTGCGTTGAGGTGCAGCCCGCACTTGCCAGAACTAACGCACTGCTGAAGAGCATCAAGCTTGGCTTTAGCATCAGCCAACTCCTTCGTATATTTCGCATCAAGTGCGGCAACTTCTAGCTGCCTAACCTGCATGTCATCAATCGTGGCGTTAGCGAGCTGCAATGCACCTGTCGCTTTATCCCGTTGCGATTTGTAGTCGATGGCGTTGCCACGGTAGTAAAGCGCCATGCTTCCTGCAGCAATCACGCACGCCAGCAAGAACAGCAATAAACCTATAGTCGCCTTAGATATCATTTGCGCTTTCCGCCAGGCAGAGAGAACGCTCCATATCGCGGCGGTTCATCAACCCTTTCCACTTCATGCCCCCGGCGTACACCCACCGGCGCAGCTCTTCACATGCACCGACCTGGTCGCCAGCGTTAAGCTTTTTCAGCAGGGTGGATTTTGAGAATGCAGACGTGCCGACGTTGTAGGTAAAACTGTAGAGCGCTGCTCGTGGATATTCACCCAGCGGCACCTTGACCATCGAATCCACTGCCTTCTTAACCGGCTTAAGGTCATTCCACATAAGGCGATCACATTCCCGGTCGGTGTACTTCTTGCTCTTTACGATGTCAGTACCAGTATGACCATCACAGACAGTCCATACCCCGGCCACATCTTTGTAGGGTTCATACACCCGCCCCTCTACCCCATCCTTTCCGCCAAGGAATACCGTAGCAATAAGCATGGCTCCCCCACCGGCAGCAGCAATAAGCCGGTTGCGCAGTGTATTTGACATTGCCATAGGGTTAATCCTCGGTGAAGTCGGGAGCGCTGGGCCAGCGTTGCAGCGCTTTAATCTGCGCCAGCGTAGCTTTGCGTTTGTAGTACCAGTTGATGCCGAGCGTAAATAGCGCCACCAGAATACCGGCCAGCACGCCAACAGCACTCCATTCATCGGGACTTAGCCTAGTCAGCAGACCGTTGGCAATCGTCCCGGCAGAAGCGCCGTATGCCGCGCCTGATGCCAGTTTGCTCATATCGATACTCATATACACCTCGCTGTTCGCTTGGTGCCGCCTGTAGTCATAATTAAAAATGCGCGCCGCCACAGCGTGAAAATTTCGGATAACAGTGATTGGCGGGCGCAAAAACGAAAGAAGGCCGCTCTATGGCGACCCTCTAAAATATGAACCCTGACGCATTCCGCGATAGTTACCTGGCCCGTCAGCCACAGGGTTAATTTATTACGTGCAAATAAAAACGCCCGACAGCTGGTAAAGCCTCGGGCGTTTATGTCACTAACAGATTATGCAACTGAATCTTGAAGAATAAGAAGTACTGCGTAGTAACGAGCCTTATCAGATTATCAGGCTTTTTACGTACGTAAATACTTTTTACGCGCTTGCTCTAAAATCCTCACGCTGAACATAACGGTCCATCTGCAGCGGTATATCCAGCATCATGAGCATCCCATCAACAACGCCTTCCGCTTTCTGAAGCTTTTTACCGATATGGCCATCAGAACATTGATGCTTTCTCGCCAGCTCCATAAAGGTTTTCCCAAATACGTAATAGTCGAACAGCAGATCATGCAGGTCTTCATTGTTCTTGTTTAATTTGGCTATGCAGCTGCACAGCACCATCGCGTCATCGTCACAACATGACTGGCGGGATTGTACTTTTGAAGGAATTAAACCACTGAAACCGGCCGAGATTGATGACCAGTAAACTTCTTCTTTGTTGCTTGATACCCAAGCGCCCCAGCGCTCGAGTACTAATTGAATATCACGCATTTGTTATCCTCCACGCTTTTTAATTTACCCGATCACGCCGACTGCAATCGAGTGATCGAGGAATCTCACAAGCAGCTCTAACTGACTGCCGTATTTTTCTTCAAATGCCCTCATGTCACGGTGCAGTTCATCGTGATGCGCCCTGCAAAGCGGTATCACAAATAAATCATGCGCCTTCGTTCCCATTCCCCCCTGACCATGTCCGATAATGTGATGTGGGTCGTCTGCGGGCTTTCTGCAGCATGCGCATGGCTGTGTCTTAACCCACCGTGTGTACTTCTCGTTGCTCCAGCGCAATCGCTTTGGCCGCGCCATGTATGACTGTGGTGATTCCGGATCGATACTGATGGTCAAAATCTGTTTAACTGAATCTGCCGCTTCCTGAATCAGTTGCTGCGCCGACGGCAAGGGGTTAATCAGTGCCTCTGGCATTGGACCTGTATCTGACAAAGGCTTGGGCATGCGCAGAACGCGGCGCGCGTGGGACTCCGGAATCAGGTCAATAACGTCTTTGACGCATGCCCACCAGCACAGCTCTGGCAGAGTCATCTGATGGTCCGGCCCTAGCCCCATCTGAAGGCATGCAGATTCAATAACCCACCGTGCCAGATTGCCTGCTGCGACAGCTTCCAGAATACCAGGCATGCCATTTGAACGACAGTAATTGTCACAGGAATAACACAGGCAAAGTGATCCTGAGTCGGTCCGCAAAGTGGTGTAATGCTGATGGTGATAGGAATCTTTTTCCTGATACTGACATGCACTGATTTTTTGCACCCATGCATCATGAATTTCCCATCCACCAGCAGCGGCGATAACACGGTCATCAGCAAAGAAGGCTTTAAGTGTTGGTTCATCCAGTAATGGCTGGCTGCTGTCGTTGATTAATCCCGATGGTAGGTGTGACATGTCACGCGGCATTGTGCAGACCAGAACGCGCTCACGGAACATCGGTATCAGGTCGCGACCCGGCTTAAGCAGAACAATACCGGTGTTGATAGCAACGTCAGGGGTGAGTATTGCTCTCATGCGGCCACCGCCTGGTATTCAGTGATCGTTATCTCGGTCTTGCCCTTTTTGGTGATTGGCCTCCATTCAACGAACACGCTTTTTATCTGCTTATCATCCAGCCATACACCAGCATGTGTCAGGCTATCGAATGCGGCTTTTAAGTAGTTATCTAAATCACGCAGGCGCTTGTCTGGCGGGTAAAGCGTCACTATCACAGCAACGTTCATTGTAATCGGTTTTGGGCAGCGACCTAACTGCTCGTACACATTTGCAATCGCGTTGGATCGGAAACAGCGCCCGGAGGCGCTGATTAATACTCCCTTTCGGGTGTTTCTCCAGTAAGTGTTTACGGATGGAGGGAATGGCAGGGTTAGCTTCATCATGGCTTGCTCCAGTGGTCCTCAATTGCAACACTCAGGCGGTGCAGCCAATCTGATAGCTTGAGCATTGATTCACGATCACTCAGCCCGCGCGGGAAGTCCGCTAGAGTAATACTCGGCTTGAATTTGCCATATGAATCACGCTCAACCGTGATGTTCTGCTCAAGCGTGGTATTCCAGATGCAGCTGCGGTGTCTCACCAGATAAACACTTCGTTTTTTATCCTCTTTCACGTCATATGTGTATTCGGTGAGGATCATCTGACTGTTCCCGCGATAGAGTTTCATCCAACTCATGTCACCCTCCCGGCGATCAGTTGCACGCTGCTGTCACACTGGTTGCCCCAGCAATCCCAGCCCTCGGCGGCGGTACGCGCAAACAGCTCAATGCGTGACACGTCACCATAAAGTTGCTCCAGACGGTTTCTCACTTCCCACGGCTTAGCGCTGTGTTCGCCCAAGCATGAATAAACAACCTGCTTAACTGATGCGCTGGCGCGTTCCAGACCGGTGCCGCGTGTTGCAATCAGCACATCCTCTGTGTTGCTGCGGGTGTGGTTGCCGCCGTTCATGCGGGTCTCTGCGTTAAGCATGTCCAGCAGGTCGGTGAAGTCGTGAATGGTCTGCTCGGTCAGAGCGCGGTTGAATCGCTGCTCTGCCAGCTGGTTCATCTTCACCCAGGTGAAGCCCTTCATGGTGCGGACGCGATAGCCCCATGCTTCAGCCAGTTCGCGAGCCTCCTGGTTGTGAGTGCCGGTGTACCACATAGCCAGTACCGAATTTTCTTCCCCCAGCGCCCACACGGGCAGGCGCTTAAGGTCAGCCATAGACATGGTCTGATAGTGGTCAGTGGCAGCACCGTTGCTGATGCTGTTGTTGTAAGGCCAAGGTGGATCGGCATAGATGAGCTGGTAAGGCATTACGCGCCCTCCGTGGTTTTGGTTGAGCGGAACTCTTCCAGAATGGTGAGCACTTCAAATTCTACCTGCTGCGATAACTCCAGTGCGGATGCTTCACCATGCGCAAAGTTCTCAGCATCAGCCAGCAACTCAACCAGACGGCGCGCGCGAGTTGCGCTGAACTGCGGCATTGCTGCGGCGCGGGTCAGTTTCTTTTTGCCACCAGCTTTAGCCTTCTCCAGCTGAGTTTTGGCAAGCGTTTCAGCCTTCGCGCCATGCTCACGCACCATCGCGACAGCCGTGGTCGCTGCTACCTCGCCTGTCTTCACCATTTCGATTAAGTCATCACCAACGGTCAGCAGCGCAAGATGGTGATCGATGTCCGAAGGTGAGCGTTTAACTTTCTTAGCGATTTCGGCTGGTTCCCAGCCCTGATTAATCATGCGCTGGTATGCTGCGGCGCGTTCAAGCGGCTCCAGTGGGCGGCCCTGGCTGCTAGTTACCATGAAAGCGATGCGTTCGCCTTCATTGCCTACGAAGTCTTTGCATTCCAAGCGGATTTCATGCCCTGCTTCCTGTGCCAGCTTCGCACCGAGGTAACGGTGGTGGCCGTCGATAATCTTCACACCCAGCTCTGTTACCTGCACCGTTAGCGGCGGGATGTGATCACCGGCAATGAACGCATCGCGGAAACCTTCAACGTGCTGCTGGTCAATTTCGCGAACGTTGTAACCCGGCTCCACATAAAGCTCATTAACGCCAACGAGGAAGGTTTTGCGGGTCGTGATGTTTTTGCCTGTTTCCGCTTTGCTTTTATAAATTCTTTCTAGTGAGCTCATGCTGTTTTCAACTCCCATACGAGGGCAATAACTAAACCGGTAATCATCAGAACCGCCATGCGAATTCCGCGGTAGTAATCTTCGTTGCGCCAGTAGTGCGCTTTGATGGCTGATTTCATCGGCGGAAACTCCCACGGTTACCAAACGGATCGGGCGCTGGTTTCGGGTCGCGCTCTTTTGCCTTAGCCCCGCACATGTTTGCGCGAATTCTCGCTTTCTCTCGGAGGCCAACTTTGCGTGTTGACTGCTGCGCTAGCTGCCAGACATTTGCGGCGCGGTTCCACCAGTTGCGTTCCTGCAGGCTGTAAGCCTTGTCGCAGAGGGCAATGTATTTTTCGTCGCCTTCGCCAGCCGGTTCTGCTGTGAAGTAACGCGCTTCGGCATCGCTCCAGACGTCACCAACTGCGCTCATCGCTTGCAATGCAGAAACCACGGTGCTGCGGATGCGCCCGATTGCTCTGGCAATCTGCGCCGGTGTCTGGCCGGGAAATGCCATCAGATGCGTAAGAATCAACGTTTCAGTTTTCATCGTTACCCCCGGAAGCCGTCAGGAATTTGATAATCCATGCTCGCCACCTGCGTGGTGTCGCGCTGCCATTTGCCCTTGATGCAGTTTGGACGGCCAGCGCGCTCCCATGCCTGAGCGGAGCCGAGGTAAGCAGGAAATTTGCCCTGACGGAAAATCGTTTCCGGGCGGACGTAGTCGCGCATCTTGGCGTCATCGAACCATTTGGCAATGGTGTAATCGATAGCAAGGATCAGCTCATCAGCTGAGAAATCCTCTGACAGGCGACCGCGAATCGGTCCGAGTGATGAGCGAGATTTCTGGTAGCGCAGACCTGTTGCACGATTTAGATGCTCAAGTACCCTGAACTCATCCTGCCTATCGTCGGGTTTCGCAGAAACCGGACAAGAGTCTTTACCTGTAATCTCTGTAGTAATCTCTGTTGTATTCTCTGTAAGAGTGGGACAGATTGTCCCTATGGATTGGGTCACATTGTCCTTATCGATTGGGGCAAATTGTCCTTTTCGATTGGGACAAATTGTCTTACTCGATAGGGACAAATTGTCCTTATCGGTCAATAGTGGGCTTGCGTAGTTAATTGCGTAATAATTGGTCTGGTCGTGCTGCTTTTTTTTAAGCTGCTCAACATAAATCAAACCCAGCTTTTTCAACGAAGAAACCGTTCTTTGTATCGTCTTCCCAGTCCACCAAGGGAACTGCTCATTCCATGCATTGATGCTGTTGTAAACCCAACGCTTGCCCTCATATTCGACGCCAGATGTGGTCTCTTCCAGCCAGTAGCAAATCTGCTGAAGCACAATGGCTTCATTCAGGCCAATGCGGCACGCAAGCGCAGGGCTAACTACCAGCGGTTTAACTTTCAGAAGTAAGCTCATGTGGTGCCTCTATTTCCCGAAAGTCGCGCTGGAACTGGTGTAGAGGACAGAAGCACTCACCATGTTCATAATTGGCGCGAAGGTAGATAACCCGGCTGGATTCTGGCTCCCAGCGGATGACTCGGACGGGAATGCCTCGCTTGTCAGTGAACCATCGGTCAAGTGTTCGCATGGATTCACTCCAGCTGTCTCGATCATGTCACCCACAGTCGCGTGACGATTGGTGTGGTTGAGTGGGACCCAAACACCGTTTACCATCTGCACATACCGATACACATCGGCACGGCCATGCAGTGGAAGGCACCGCATTTGCGGAGTTGATGATTGTCTGGTTAAATTGCTCATGCTGATTTATCTCCACGTTCTCCACGCTGGATATTGATCGCAACAGAACGCCCTAGGCTGCAACCCGGGGCGTTCACCTTTTCTGGCTGGCAGAAAGTGCGATAAAGTAAGGTCAAATGCTGCTGCCACTTAGCCATAACCTGATAGCTGTTCTCTTCAATTCGCTCACGCTCTGACATATCAATTTCGCCATCCGCAGTTGCTTCACGCAGATACGCTGTGTGCTTGCCAATCCACTCAATGGTTTCCATCAGGCGATCGTTGATATCGGCGTTATCGACCTCTTCAAGTTCCACCAGCGGTACGTTAACGCTGTGGCTGTTGCGCGACACTGCATCCGCGATGTATTTGGTGCCGCTGGCCTGCTGCAGTAGCATCGCCCAGCCCATTGGGAACATCTGGTCCCCATCAACACGCAGGCGGTTGAACAACATGTTCTCGGATACACCCAACCAATCAGCTGCACCTGCGTAGCCGCCGGGCATCTCAGTGATGGTTTTCTTGATTGCCGCCACCAGCCAGGCCGGTTGCTTCTCGATTTGTGATTCTGGTTTACCCACTGTCATACCCCTTTTACTGTGGTTATTTTCAAGCTGCCGGTGCGCTATTCTTTGCGTATAGGCTTGGGTCATACTTGAGCTTTCCTTTCGTGATCCTCTCAATCACGTAAGCCTGTTTCTCAGGGATAACCGCACCCCACTGACATACCGCTGAGTGAGTAACACCAATGGCCAAGGCCGCTTTGGTGGTACCACCGTAGAACTTAAGAACGGACTCTTTTAACATGATTTACCCCCATAAAGTAAGTATGCTTACATCGTATATTAGCAAACTACTTACGTCAATTAAATGTAAGATAGCTAACGTTGTTATCAGGAGAAAACGATGAACACCGTTGGCAGCCGTATCAAATTCAGAAGACGCCAGTTAAAACTCACGCAAAAGGACGTTGCTGAATATTTGGGTATTTCTGCTTCAGCAGTTACTCAATGGGAGAGGGATGCCACAGACCCGGCAAGCGATAACTTGCTTAAGCTTTCTCAGGTTCTCTCATGCTCACCAGAGTGGATAATGTCAGGTGAAGGTGAGATTGATGCATCCTCCAAAAAAATCATATCCTCCGTGAGACTTGTGCCTCTTCTGTCATGGGTGCAGGCAGGTTCATGGACTGATGCGACTACTAATCCCAATAGAGACGAATGGGTTAGGACCTCTGCGAAAGTTTCAGATGATGCCTTCGCGCTAAGAGTGAAAGGTGATTCTATGACTAGTTCGGGTAGCCTAAGCATCCCAGAAGGAGCAATAGTTATCGTTGATCCTCTAAATGGCTTCCCAGATGAAGCGATTGGAAAAATTGTGATTGCACAAACCATGGCGGGTCATGAGGCTACAATCAAAAAGTTAGTAGTAGATGGTCCACACTCTTACCTTGTCCCCCTGAATGACAGGTTCAAACCTATCGATGTCGATCAAAGCACAAGGCTTATAGGCGTAGTTAAGCAAGTAATCATCGACCTCCCCTAACCTGCTCCGGCAGGTTTTTTTTTGCTTACCTGCAATAAAGTAAGCAATCTTACTTTATTCTCTTGACTCAAAATGTAAGTATGCTAATACTATATCCATCAGCAGCGAACAGGCAGGACGCCCACGAAGTAGCCGCCCGAGGCATATGAATATCGGGATGACTCGCTGAAACGTGGTTATACCGAGGGCGCAACAGTGAAGATGATTAAGCACATGGCCAACACCAGCTTACGGGACTTGATCACCTTCCTGTACCTCTTCCCTGATGCCGAACTCATCTGTGATGCAGATACCGGTGTCATGACGTTCGAATGCTGTGAAGTAGAAGTGGAATACAAGGCTGTGTTTTGAGTGTTTGGGCGGTTTCTCCGGGGCTTTCAACCTTTCAGGAGAGGGAAGATGGTGTTCGACCGGATTAACCGCCACTTTTTCACAACGTTGAGAGCATTTGACGGGCGCACCGAGCCGCGTCACAGAGGCGTTAAGTGCTCTCAACGTTGTGGTGAATGCGAAAGCATGGGTGTGATTAGCGAGTAGTCATGCCGTCGGCTGAAGCCGCTGGATAACAAACCCGCCTTGGGCGGTGGCTAAACCAGCGCGCGTGAACGGCGAGGAGCACCGGCCACCACAACTTAAATCCGCAGGCTGGTTCAGTCTAAATTGACCATCAGTGCCTGCGCCGGATGGGGTAACCGGCACACAATGGTGAGAGCATTGGGCGGGATAAACGGCATACCCTGCGCCGTGGTTCTGATGCTAAGGGCAATGCTCTCAACCATTGTGGTGAATACGGCTATGCGCTCGTGGAGAACTGGCCCAAACGATAACGCGATCGGTTGAGTCTGAAAGTCTAATACCGCTCTGGCTCTTGCCAGTTCGTCCAGAGCACCGGGAGGCACCCGGCACCGCAATACCTTTCAACGTGGAGTAACGAGGCTACAGGTTTTGCAGAACCTGTCAGCCAATTAAATGAATCCCTAAGTGATTTATTGCCAGCAATGGCAAGGGATTCGTGCAAACAAAAAACAGCGTGGAGGTCATTTAATGACTTGGATTTGCACCAACAGCCAGAAGCACTTCAGCTTCGTTGATCCGGTTCGTGAGGCTATCTGCATCGAAGATATTGCCTGTGCATTGTCGAATATCTGCCGTTTCACAGGTCACCTCGATCAGTTCTATAGCGTTGCTCAGCACTCAGTGCTTTGCAGCAAGCTGGTTCCGGCTAAGTTCGCCTTCGAGGCACTGATGCATGACGCAGCTGAAGCTTATATCAATGATATCGCGGCTCCACTCAAGGCGATGTTGCCCGACTACAAAGCAATTGAACACCGGGTTGAGATGGCTGTTCGCCACAACTTCAACATTCCGGTACGCATGTCTGAATGCGTAAAGCACGCTGACATGGTGATGCTGGCTACCGAGCGCCGCGACTTCGATCTGGACGATGGCACCGTGTGGCCATGTCTGGAGGGTATTACCCCAGCTGATTTCGCCATCTTCCCACTGACGCCTAAGCAAGCGCGTGCGGAATTCCTCAACCGTTTTGATGAGCTGTGGAGAGAGCACAATGAAACATCCGCATGATCACATCGTAGTGGGCATCGTCACCCTGCCCTACAGCATCATTTTAGCCGGATGGATTATGCCTGACGGCTCAGTGATCAGTAACCCAATCGCAGCGCAGGCTGCGGCAGAGCGCCTTAACAGCGCAAGTCGTACCGTTCACTGAGGGCCACCAGCATGACTAACCAAAAATCTAACAAAGAAATGGTCGCTGCATCCCATCTGTTTGCTAAATCCATCGGGGCTGACACGCCGCTGCTGGAGATTGCAAAGTTGGTCATTGACCTTGCTTCCCGCCTGGACGTTGCAAACGTCCGGGGCAACCTGATGGCTGCTGAAGTGCTGCGCATGAACAGCGTGCTGCCGGATGCAATCAGAGCGCTTCAGAGCACTGGTGAACATCTGAATCTTATTGATGACATGAATGTTGCGCTCGCAACACCAGCGTCCGATCAGTGGATTCGCACATTACGCGGTGAAGCGTTTGGTGAAGCACGCCGGGCTGTATCGACGCTGGGTAATAACCACCAGCCTGGTATATCTCATGCAGTGAATATCATTTCGCAATTGGAGATGGATTTACTTCGCTCCCGCCCTAATTTGAAGGTGGTCTCATGAGAATTGAAAGAATTGGAAAGATACATTTGCATGACGCAGCTTTATCAATTTGGGAACCAGAAGTTGATAAGGTTGAATTCAAGAAAGTTGTTTTCAAACGCATTATTCAGCAGCTCAATCGCCTTGGGTGGGTTGTTTCCATTCCCCAGGACAAGATCAATAGCTACAGCCAAGATTTTGCTCGCAACTTTCGTTATTGCGTAAAAGGTGATCTCAAGGCCGATTTAAATGTAAGTGGGCGCGTCATTGAACTGGAATTCTTCCAGAACTTAAACGCTCCTGACCGACCAGATCACGAGGGCCGCTATCAATATGACAAAGAAAAGCACATGCCTTATCTGATGCTGCTTGAGATGCGCCGCACACGTAATGTAATTGTGAAGTATTTGACCAATGTTTTCACTGGCTATGAACTTGATAGCGAGCGCGTGCTTTCACAAATGCGGGTGGGTCTTGGTGAATTTACAGCCCTAGAGTGGATTGAACAGAAATACAAAACAAGTTGGCACTTTAAAGGTGACCTTTCGACTTACAAGATTTCTGATTGCAACCGTAAGTCGGCGGAAGGTAAAGCGTTAGAGCATGGTCAGCGTGTCTACTACTTCGATAGGGATGGTCGCATTCAAACCGGCACCGCTTACTACAACATCAACAATATGTGGTGGGTGGTTACTGGTAAATATGCATTGAGTAATGAAGCATGTTTTTCACTTTATACAGAGCTTCCTCAAAACTTTCGTATTAAGCGAAATGACAGACTTCGACGTAAACGCCTGGAATCTTTGTTATCCGATGCTGTTGATAAAATGGATTTCATCCGAGCGCATAAATTGAAAGGTATTCTGTTCTCTCCTGATGAGCAGCTCTACCGGGTATTCCATACAGACCACCAGCTTTATCACAGAGCTGGGTTTAGCGGCTACACCAAAGACCCTAACTATGCAGGCAAGTTTACGCTTGAAGAATGCAAGCGCTTTGGAAATGAACATCAAAATGTGGTCGAGCCAATATCTGGTGATGAGGTGTCCGCATGAAAGAGCGTCCAATCATCTTTAACTCCGAAATGGTTCGTGCAGTTCTGGAAGGCAGAAAGACGCAGACACGCCGGATCATGAAGAATCAGCCTGTGCCGAGCAAAACTCGCGAGGGTGATTACTGGTTCTCGTGCAACAAAATGCACAGCATGGTTCACGTATCCGATTTCATACCGGGCAATTGTTTAATGCCGGATGCACATGAGTTTTTCAGCATGTCATGCCCGTTCGGTGCAGTAGGTGATCGCCTGTGGGTGCGTGAGACGTGGCAGGGTCCTCTGTTCGATGAAGAGCAATTGGATGAGTTTCTTCGCGACACGGACCCTTTCTACACACCTAAATATTGCCAGTACGCAGCCGATGGCGGCCCCAAGCCTGAATACAGCGACCGTGACGACAATATCCGTTACGGATGGCGTCCATCCATCCACATGCCGCGCTGGGCTTCCCGCATAACGCTGGAGATTACCGGCGTTCGTGTGGAGCGGTTGGCATCGATAAGCCCTGATGATGCGCTCGCCGAGGGTTATCCAGCAGAACGCGCCGCGGATGGTGGTCATCTCGATCCTTGGCTGTGGTTTCGTGGTTTGTGGGACGGCATATATCCAGAGCAATCTTTCAAGGCTAACCTGTGGGTGTGGGTCATTGAGTTTAAGCGCGTGGAGGGTGAGTGATGAAGATAAACCTCACCCCCGAACAAGCCTTAAGAGTATGGGGGTTTATTTCAGCTGAGGTTGACGCAGCTGCTGATGACGTGAGCCCTGATGAGTTGGCAGCGCTGGTCATTTTACTTTCTGCCTTACTCAAGCATGCCAAGAAGAAAAAGGGGAAGCACCATGACTAACAACCAGCAACTTGCAGCACATTGCCGCGACGTTATCGCCAATCCGCAAGACCATCTGGATTGGGTGGTGGATATGGCGAAGGCTGCGCTACGGACTATTGATACCGATGTTAAAATCTATACGCCTGCTGCATTCACAGCGCGTGACGCCAAAATGTTTTGCGCAGCTCATAAAGTAGAAGGCGCTTACGAGCTGGCTTCGCAAATGGCTAATTACGCCGTCGATAAGGTTGTACGCCTCAATGCCGCACACACAGCACAGATAGAGCCTATATGTGCCACAGGTGGTGCAGAGTGGGTGAAATGTAGTGCGCGTCTGCCAGAAGTGAATGAAGAAGTAATCGCCTTTATAGCGCAAAGCAACGAATACAAAGGCAAGGCATTCCCTGCCGTTCGATATGAGGAATACTGGTGGCTTGATGGTGAATCCTACTCATACGATGAAGTTAGCCACTGGCAGCCGATGCCAGCAGCACCGGAGGATTAATGGCTAAGTCACCCGCAGAACGCAAAAAGGACCAGCGCGAACGTCAGGCCGCTGCCGGTGAGCAGAAACTGGAGCTTGTTCTGGATAGTCAGGAATTAGCGATGCTGGCGCACAACTGCGCCGCTCGTCGCCCCGGTCGCGAACCCTATGATGCAGCTGAGTACATCGCGCTGCTGATTCGCCAGGATGATGCGCGTGTGCGTTCAAGATTTCGGATAATCAGCAAGCGTAAGTGCGGTAAGTGTGGTGATCGATTGCCGGTTAGTGATTGCCCATGCAAAGGCGAAGCAGCATGTTGGGCTAATCGCGGCTGGCATGAAACCAAATTAATGCTGTGACATGTCACAGCAATCAAACCTGTTGCAGCAGGTAACGCGTGGAGGAGATGTGCTGATGCAAAACGACATAATTTCTGATGCTGATATCGAGAAAATCACAGGCTACAAGATTCCGTCAAAGCAGTGCCATTGCTTAAAGCAAGCAGGTATATTTTTTGTGGTTCGGCGTGACGGCAGACCAAGAACGACCTGGCAGCACTTTAATGACCCAATTACACATCGCAAAGTTGCTGAACAGGAAAACCATGAACCAAACTTCGGCGCGTTAGATTAATGGCTAGAACAAGAAAAAATACTGAAGATGCATGGATGCCGCCGCGTGTTTATCGCGGCCGTTCAGCTTACGAGTTCCACCCTAAGAATGGCGGCGCTATTCGCCTATGCAGCCTTGATGCCGTGCAGTCTAAAGTATGGGCTGCGTATGAAGCGTTGATCAACGAAATACCCGACGACAAACTACTAGCATCTCTGGCTGACCGTTTCTTCAAGTCGGCAGATTTCTTTGAGTTGGCGCGGGAAACACAGAAGGATTACCTCAAGTATTCCAAAAATGTTTTATCTGTCTTTGGTGCCATGCCTTCTGATGCGATCAAGCCTGAGCACGTCAGAAAGTACATGGACAAGCGAGGATTAAAGAGCCGCGTCCAGGCTAACCGTGAGAAGGCATTTATGTCCCGTATGTATCGCTGGGGATATGAGCGCGGAATGGTGAAGGGGAATCCTACAAAGGGCGTGAAGAAGTTCAAAGAGGAGTCTCGTGACCGCTACGTCACAGATGCGGAATATCAGGCACTGTATTCGTGTGCGCCAGATATTGTGAAGGTGGCAATGGAGCTGGCCTATTTATGCTGTGCCAGACAGGCTGATGTCCTTTCCATGAAAAAGAGCCAGATCATGGAAGAAGGTATATTGATAAAGCAGAGCAAAACAAGCGTAGCGCAAATCAAAGGCTGGTCCCCTCGTCTAACTGCTGTAATTAACATGGCGGGAGAGCTAAACCTTAAGCCGGGCATGAGCAGTATATTCATCATCCACCAGCCTAACGGATCGGGATATACGCGCGATGGGTTTAATAGCCGCTGGAGTGCAGCGCGTGAAGAGGCTCGTATTAAATTTCCAGAACTGCTTTTCGATTTCACCTTCCACGATCTAAAAGCAAAAGGTGTGTCTGACCTTGAGGGTGATCTTTATGAGAAGAGAGCCATCACTGGGCATAAGAACGTCGAACAAACAGCAGCATATGACCGTAAGATTGTTGTAGTTCCGGTTGTCGGTGGGCAGAAAAAGAGCGTCTGATATTAGGAAGCGATATTAGGAAGAAAGCAGCAGGCACAAAAAAACCGCCCTTGGGCGGTTACGACATTACTGCTTATTGTATTGCTTTTATTAGGTTTTTTTACTACTTCGAATATGGTGCCCGGGGCGGGACTTGAACCCGCACAGCCATAAGCCGAGGGATTTTAAATCCCTTGTGTCTACCGATTTCACCACCCGGGCAGGGTGTAAAT